TTGACCCACAAAGAACAAGTTAGAATTTTCGGTTTCTATTTTTAAGGTTATCTCTGCTTTACCTTTGTATTTCAGATAATTCTGTGCTATGGATTGCAATTGTTTAGAATAAAGAACATCATTTCTATTCTCATACCGAGCAATTGCCCCATTTATTCCTAATTGATTATTCAATCTTTGAATTTCGGAAGTATTGTAAGCAATCTCTCTACCTTGAATGATTGCTATATAACTTATACTTATTTCAGTTCCTGCAGAATAAGTTTCTGCGGATGTAAATTTCGCTTCTCCTGTGGTGTAGTAAAAATCCGCTGTCAACCCGATATCTTTTTCGTCATTAGTGATAATACTTTTGCTTTCTCCATTAACAGTAACAGAATTTACAGCCCCTAATTTTTGTTGTGTAGTAAATTCAGTTTGATAGCCATTTGATATTAATTGTTCATTTGTCTCAATGTTTGCATAAGTCTCACTTGATGTTATTACCTGCTTATTACGGTAATCTGCGGTTGAAAAACTATAAGTCATATCAATGATATTATTTTGTTTCCAGTAGGCTTCAGTATATTCTATATCATCAGCTCTCGGCAATTTATCAACATCATAAAAATCTATTGCTACAGTCTTTTCATCAATTCGTCTAGTAAACCATTTTGATAATGTTATTTCGGATATATATTGATAAACATCATAAGAGGATTTGTCTAATGTGGAGTAAGCACCTATAATGTCATCTGCTGAATCTAACATAATGTTACCGACTACAAACCCATAGCTAGAGATTGCGTTAGTAACTAACTCTATTGCTTCCCTAATAGTCTTATCAGCTATTACGAAGTCTAAAGTTATTCCTTCACTAAGCAAAGTCTTAAAATCTAAAACTTGTAAACTACAATATTTGGGTTCTCTTGGATTCAATGAGATATTTCCCGTGTTTTTTACAACTCCAGCAAAAATCAATTCACTTTCATCGTAGAATTCACATCTAGAATAATCTTTAGGTAAGTAAAATCTAGACACATAGTCTCTATCATCTTCCCATGATTTTGGGTATACTCCATTTAAAATGACAGAAGAAGTGGCTAAAGTTTCTTCGTTAATCGTTACTTCTTTGTTGAAAACTACTTCTTCGTTATTTATTAAAACTTTAATCACTTCTATACCCCCATTCCGAAGTTATAATCATTCTTAGCACCACTTGCAAAGGTTTTTCTCTTTTGAACCATCTGACCTAATGGATCTTGTTCAAATTCATTATTTACAGACACACTAATATTAGGATTATACGTGTTTGAAGCACTGGCGAGTAATGATGGACTTAAGTTAATCATCGAATTAATCGTATCATTAAGTTCTCCTTGCATGTCTTCCATTCCTTCTTCTAACCCTAAAACATTCATTTTTCCAAAATAAGCAAACTCTGTCGATGGAGAATGAATACCAAATAATCCTTTGATAAATTCAAGAACATTACCAACCCAACCTTTTATCTTTTTCTTAAGCCAATCTAAACTATTTAATAAACCATCCCAAAGCCCTTTGACCATGTCTACTCCGACTTGTAGGAAATTAGGAATCCCGCTTATTAGTCCTTCGATAATTGCCTTTATTATTTTAGGTGTTGCTAATACTAAACTTGGTATTGCATTAATTAAACCTTGTGCTAAACCTAAAATTAAAGTCGGGCCTAGCAACAACAATTGTGGTAGTGCAGTTAACAATCCATTAATTAGTCCTGTAACAATCTCTGGTAACATATTCATTAAGATTGGAATAGAATCTACTAATCCTTGGGCTAGACCAATAAGTAATTGAATTCCAGCATTAACAAAAATTGGTAAATTACTAATTAAAACTGGTACTATTCCCAAAATAGCCTGTACTAACTGTGGAATCAATGTTGGATATAAAGTCGCTAACTGATTTACAATTTGTAACATACCATTTAATAAATTTTGAACAATTGTAGGTATTTGTGGAGTTAATGATTGTAACAATTGCATAATAGCATTTAATAATGCTTGTGTTAGTTGTGGTAATGCGGTAACCAAGGAATTAACTAATTGTACTGCTCCTCCTATAAGAGCTGGCGTTGCCCTTTCTACTGCTCCTGGAATGTATTGAACCAAAGTATCGGTAAGTTCAACCAATCCATCAATGATACTAGGGCCTAGTTTTCCAACTGCACTACCAATATTTTTTAAAGCAGTAACAATGCTTTTTGATAATTGTTCAGGTGTTCCTGAACCATTTAAGAAATTATCAAAAGCGGCTTTCATTGAATTTACAGAACCTGTAATTGTAGTCGCTGCTTCTTTAGAAGTAGTTCCCATAATACCCATATTCTTTTGAACTACGCTAATAGCATTTACAATATTTCCAAATGACATATCATTAGCGTCGACTGTGATACCTAATTCTTTTTGGACTTCAGTTAATTTAGAAGCGTCCGAAATTAAACGAGACATTTCTTCTTTAGTACCACCATAACCTAGTTTAAGATTATCTAGCATTGTATAGTTTTGCTTAGCAAAGCCTTGATAAGCCCATTGAATGGATTCCATAGCGGTACCCATTTTGTTAGCATTATCAGCCATGTCTGTTATGGCTCTGTCAGCGTAACTTGTCGCTTTTTCGGTATCTCCACCTAAGGATTGAAGCAAACTAGCAGAGAATCCTGTCACAGTTTCCATATACTCATTTGCACTCATTCCAGCGGTTTCATAGGCTCGTTTTGCGTTATCGATTACTATATTGGCACTATCTTTAAACAATGTCTCGACACCACCAATATTTTGTTCTAAATCAGCATAAGATTTAGTGGCACTAACTACTAAGCCTCCTAATGCAGTGGACAAAGCTCCAACTGCTATAGCTCCACCTTTCATAGCAGTTGATATACCTTTACCCAAAGATGAGGAAGTATTTTTTAATTTAGAATCATTACCTTCAAACTCAAATACTACACTTCCGCCTTTTGTCGCCATATTCTACACCTCCCCCTAAAAAAATAAGAGTGGTCTCCCACTCCGTTAAACGGAAGGTGCTGTAACCTCTTGACCTTTTCCGTTAAATGTAATTTCAAGTGAAAATTCACCCTCATCTTCCGCAGCTCCACCCAAATCTGAAATTTTTAAATTTGCTGGAGCTTGGAAAGTTGTATATTCTAATACTCCTTCATCAATACCAGTTAATAAATCAAATTGAATTAATTGGTTGTTGAATTGAGCGATAGAACCATTTGCAATCAAAGCTTTTAAATTTCCTAATACACTTTGGATAGCTTTGTTGTTCATATCGATTTTTACTGTTGTATCTAACCCTAGAGAAGCACCAGTCAAAACCGCTCTTTGAATTGCGTCACAGAATACATAAAATGTTTTTTCTTCAAATTCTGTGTTTAACGTTACTTCTGAAGTCGTACACATATTTGTAAATGTTGGACTTTGCGTAGTTCCAGTATTTAGTCTTAACGCTTTAATGACTTCACGATTATTTACAAAGTAATTTAGATCTTCATTCATTTTTTAACCCCCTCATAAAACTTGGTTATTATTGTTTGCAAAGTTAAGTTGTATCCTATTCTTCGTATGTCTTGATAATCAATAGATTGAGCATTGGAAACTTGCTTGAATATAAGCTTCCACTTTTCAACTTTCCCGTCTATATCAAATTCTTTTATAGCAGTATGACCTATCAACTTATTCAACACGTTAGCAGTTTCTTTTTGCTCTTGAATGGATTTTCCAAAAATGTTTATAGAAAAATAATCAAACATGTGCTTACCATTCCACAATACGGTCTTTGGACCATCTGTTTCCTGAACAACGATAACATTTAAATCTGCATCATTAGTTGAGTACTCAGCCTTTATTTTGTAGCCTTGTATAATGTCTTTTAGATAAGAAATTAAGACTTCATTTGTTTTCATAACTTATTCCTTTCTGCTGCTGATTTCATGATTGAATTACCTTGCTTTTTCCAAGTTTTTTCAAACCATTTAGAACCAGTACCTGGAGTAGACCAATTTGTTTTTGAATCGTTCATATTCCAAACAAATTTTGCATAATATGACGGAGATTCTAGAAATATTATGTTGCCGTTTGATTGAACCCCCTTAGCGACAGTATCACGCCTCAAACGACCTCTAGTTGTATTTCTCTCTAATGCACTAGACATAGGAATCGTTGGATAAGCTTTGCTCAAAGTATCGGTTGCTATTTCTTCTACTATTTTTTTAGGAAGAGTTTTTAACTTATTTTGAACAGCTCGATTCCAATTAACTTTTATTTGACTCATTTGATAGCCAATATCTTATTTTCAATTCTATTGAATATCCAATTGTCTTGGACCTTTAGAACTGTATAAGTTTCTCCTCTAAAAACAATTTGGTCTCCCTCTTTGACATCTACTTTTCTTCCTACTTGATAATAGCCAGTTGCTTCGGGTACTGTATATATTCCGAATTTGATACCATTTGAAATATCGTAAGGACACATTTTGATAGTCTTTTCTTGTTTATCTTGGTCATCATATATAGAGTCATCGTTTCTGCGGTTATATTGAATTAAAGTAGCTCTAATCCCGTTTACTAGAAACATTTAATCTCCAAATGGTAAACTAATACCCCAATTACTCATCATTGGAGCTCCTCTATAAAGATAACCAGCATTAGCTAAATATCTTAAAGCTAATGTAGAATAGTCAGTATGTAACTCTGCATCCATACTTCCTGCTTTTATTTTGTTAGAATCAACAAACGGGATATCATGTTCGAACATAAATCTCATTTGTTCTAAACAAGCATTTTTAACAGGCTGAGGGACAGTTGTTGAATCCCAACTGTCATCTCTTCTTGTTAATGCTACTTGTGACAGTATCATTTGCGATACTGCTTCTATCTGCCAACTTTTTGGAGTTTCATCAATATCGGGAAATTTTTTCCGAAACTCTTCTAATGTAAAGAACATATTTATTCACCTTAGACACTAGGACTAGATGAAGTTAATTTAATGATTGCCTCTGGTCTTACAACCTCAGCACCGAACATAATGTTTCCTTCAACAACGAAGTATCCTGGATAACCTGGATAGTTTCCTGGCCATTGAGTGAATTGGTTGAAGAACATATCACCAACGCAACCAACTTTATTAGCGAAGTATCCAGCAATACCAGTTCCTAATACATTAGTGTTAATTGGGAATGTATCAACACCAAATGCATTACCAACAATGCCACGGTCAACACCTTCAACCCCTGCACGTGTTTCGTATTTTAAGATTGAAGTTAATGAAGAAACAAACTTTCCATATTCAATAGCTTCAAGTCCAAGCATGTACCCGCTTTTAATGTTTCTATTAAATAGAGTCATCTTTAAAGTGTTTAATTGTGTAATGTACCCATCTTGGTCTGTTGGAGCCCATGCAATTACTTGACCTTTTGTATAAGCCTCTGCTCCATCAGCTTTACCAGTAATTGTTTCATTTAATTTTCCGTATCCATATTCATCGATTTCACTAGCAATTTCACTATCTCTTAATCTCATTTCGCCGTCGATTGTTCCCTCAATAGAAACTCCAATCATAACCGGAGAAATTTTAAATGAATAGTCTAGTGGCAACTCTGTTAAGTCTACTTTAACAGGGTCGTAAGTTGTTGTTGTTGGGTCAAGCTTTGTTTTAATTTCGACTCCATCACGTTTATTAATTGTTGGTGCAATTTGTCTAATTACTTCAATTATTGGCGTTCCAGTTTGTCTTGCAACTTGCATGAACGAATCGTTTAAAAAATTCATGAAAGTTGATTCGTAATAAATATTCTCGTACGTTCTTTTAGCAACGCTTTGTAAATCAAGATTAATATCTGTAAAATTCATTTATATCTACCCCCTATTTTTTCATCAAATCTTTTATTGATGTGTTTCTTGTTACCTTTATTTCTTGTTTAGCAACTCCATCACCTTTTAATGGCCCATTGTTTGGTTTGCTCGCTAATTGCGAAAAATATGTCCCTTTGAATTTTTCAGCTATTCCCGCTATAGCTTTTTCATCATCTTGTTCACCAGCGAATAGTGATGAGCGTAACTTAGCTATCTCTTCAAATTGGTCTTTCTTAAATCCGTGTGACATCATAGTTGTCTTCAAACGTTCACTAGATAAATCTTTATTGGCTTTATCAAGATTACTTACAGTGTCGTTGTAGCTTTTCTCTAGGTCAGCATATTTTGTTTTAAGGTCATCGTATTCTTTTCCTTTTTCTGCTTCCCAAGTCTTTTTTTGACTATCAATTCTACTCTCGACTTCAGTTTCTTTGATATAGCCCTTTCTAATGTCATTTTCCAATTTTTCGATGTCAAAATCTTTGTCAGTGATTTTCACGTCTTTGTTAGTTAAATAATCAGTAATTTTCATCTTTTTCCTCCTTAAATTGGCAAAAAGGTATGGTAGATTCGTAGTTTAACGACTTGCGACTACCATTGGTCAAAGGGAACTTTTTATTTCCCTAGATTTTTCGTTTAATTTTTTTATCTGAGCTCCTATCCAATCGATACTTGTTTGGTCTCCAAGATTTTTATAAATTGATAAGTCTGTTCTAAGTTTTTCTTTCAGTCTTTCGATTGCTAAAAGCTTTTGTTGAGCCTTATATTTTTCTTCCCACTCTGCAGAATTGAATAACTCGTCTTGTCGCTTTTCATCATCAAAAGCAGGTACTGGGACGTGTTTGCAATTTGGATGTCCTACACCTCCATCTAAAGCCTTTTGAATTGATGGGTATTTCCCTTTTCCTTGTGCTTGATAATACTTTCCTTGCCACTCTAAACAATGTGGACAAGCATAAGGATGAGCTGGAAGATATAGCAAATCCGTTCCTGCTTTTTCAGCGTCTGTAAACGCTCTGTTCCAACCTGTTCTAGTCAAATTCGTGTTATATATCATTGAGGTATAATCGCTCATTGTATGCCACGAATAAACCTTTCCATTTTTAAAATAAGGAACATTAGCCATGTACTTGTCATACTTATCTACAAAATCCTTCAAATACTCTGCTTTATTTGGTACTTTAGAAGCTATTTCTAGCCTCTTTTTGTAGTATTCAAGACATTCTTCGCTAAAGTCTTTTTTTAGCTCTCTGAAACGCTTATATGGGACTGTAGAGAAGAATTCTTGCGTCTTACCCTGGTTTTCAATTTTGTTTGTCTTATCAACTAATTTTTCTAAAGTTGAAGTTGCTACTTTCATTTTTTCAATGTCTGAGTCATCCCACTCTTTAGATAACCATTTTTTAAACTTACTAACTGAGTACCCCAATAGCAGATACTTAAAAAATTGTTCTTTTGTTGCATTTTCTCGTTTTTCAGTCTGTAATCTATATTCTTGAACTTCATTTTCGATAAACTCATTAGTTTCCATTAAACTTCACCAAACTTAATAGATAAGTCATCTCTTTCTGATTTCAACTCATTAAGAACATCATCAATTTGCTTCTTATTCTCTTCAACAAAAGGTTCATCAATAATCTTGTTTAGAATTGGTAAGATTACCTTCATTTTGGCTGATTGTGGAATACTAGTGACTCCCTGAATGCTTCTTAGGAGTTTAATCTTGTCTAGATCACCAAACTTCTCATTTGCTCCAAAATCCCAACTTAAACCAATTGGTATTTGGTTATCTTTTATCTGATAGGTTTGCTGAGCTTTTATAATATTTTCAAATAATGAATTAATAGATGGCTCTATTTGTCTCTTTATTGCTTCTATTGTCATATCTGTTGTATTTTTGCTCATGTTGATATTGTCAGTGTTCTGGTATGAATCTTTTTCATACCCGAAACTCGCAGGACTTAATCCAGCCATTTGAATAATTTGATAATCATAAAATTTAAATGTTGAAATGTATTGTTCAACTCTTACGTTCCCTTGCAAATATTCAAATACTGCATGATTCTTGTCTCCTGGCAAAAGGACAAAGTAATCGTTTAGTTTACCAACAGATAAAGTTTGTGGATTGTATGTGCTTCCTCCAGGTTTCCAATTCAACATGATGTCGCCAGTCTGATAGTGCTGACTAGTTGCTATTCTTGTTTTTGTTTTCTCTATTTCTTCTTCAATGGTATTGAATACTTCCATCTCGGCAACAAGTAGTTTTCTACTATCCTTGAAAAAGTCTTGGCCTGTATCAACATTTATCATTACCTCATAAGGCTTTAGTTCTTGTTCTTCATAGTCTTTATCAAATAAGACATTGAATGTTGAAATTGGAATCTTTTTAGGTTCTCCACTACCGATTTCATAAGCTTCATATTTAATTAAAGAGCATCCGTCTTCAATTGTTATTTTTCTACGTAATTCATAGTGATTTTTGTCTCCGGGACGTTCATATTCTTGAACAATAGTTCCGCTAATAAATTTGTCGTATTCTTGCACGATATCGTGAATGTCAGATTCTTTGAGACATTCAAGATATACTTTGCCATCATAAATGTTAATGTATATAAATGATTCTTTTTGGTATACTGCTAGCTCTAATGCCTCTTTCAAGCTTGGCATTAACCAACCGATATCTAAGCCCTCTGACTGTGTAACTAAATCACTACCAAATAATTGGTTAGATATATAAGTAGCTATTTTCTTTGCTGATGGAGCTATGCAGTACGCTTTATCTTCGGGAATATTGTTCTTCCCGTTCGTCATGCCAGGCTGATTTACTTTAGTCTTAATCTGTATATAAGGAGCTTGTAGCACATTATATTTTGATTTAATCCTCATACTCTACCCCCTCAAAAAGGACGGCACCAACATGAAGAATCTTTCGTTTTTCATCTTTATAAAGTAACTTGTCAACTTTTATCACAGTACCTACAAATAAACTCTTAAAGAAATGCCTTTTACCAAAGATGAACACTGGGTAAGCATTACCCATAATTTTTTCTTGCTCAGATACTTTTTTAGAACAAACATATTGCCCATTTAAATAGAACTTGACTTTCCATTTTTTATTTATTTTTAATTTCTTCATGTTTTCCTCCTTTCTATAAAAACAAAAGACACACAAACCATTGGTCTGCGTGCCTCTTATACACTAGGTATCTATTGCACCTTTTTGCCATATCTACCTTTATAATATCTTTTAAAATGGAACATTGGGGAACATTTGTTTTATTTTTTTACTTTTTTTTACGTAGTGATTTTTATAAATGTCGTATGTTTCAGCTCTTTTGCACCCTTTACAATAAAACTCTGCTGTAAGAGGTATTTCAATGTTAGTATTTAACATTTTGCCTATTGTCTCATAGAATCCTTCAACATCTATGTTAGCCAAAAATTTTCCACTAGACTTACACTTTATTCTCATACATACCTCCTAAATTACTGGAACTTTACCTTTGCTCTTCCAATCAATAAATAAATACCTTGACGCGTCTATTGAATGGTCTAAGTCTTTAACATAACAATCAATTCCTGTTTTTATCGATTTAATTTTGTCGTACTGATAAGAATCGAATTCTTCTAAGCTCTCATCAATTGCAGATAAATCAACTGTTAAGCCTTCATGAATGTTAGTAACACTTGGTTCTTCTAATATAAGTAAGAAATCTTTCTCAAACATAGACTGCATATACTCAACTCCCTCTTTTACAGAGCCAGGATATTTATCAGCCTCTATATTAGGAATATTATCCACGTCAAGTCTATTTATAAAGTGCTTAGCTTCACTATCGACCACTATATCTTGAATTAAATAGTTTCCATATTTTTCCTTTAAATAGACGATGAACCGTCTTAACTGCTCACTAAAATATTCGGTTGTTGGTGTTGTTCCTAATTTCGCTGGGCTATGATGATATGTTTGCAATCGTATCAAACACCATCTTTTTGTTTTGATATTTTCTGCCAAAGCCCATGGGACAAATGTCGTTGGATTAGTAGACCCATAATCTATCCCTATTCCGATTTCTCGTATTCTATAATCATTCATATTATTAATTTTATTTATTTTATTGAACACCCTTCCTTCTGAAACAACCCATTTATTAAATATTTTTTGTAATTTTAACGTCTTAGTTGGGAAAGAGTTAGCAACCTCTCGTATTTTTTCTTCGGTGTCTAACTTGGGATTATCATAAGGGTAAAACACTAGCTTAGCACATTCTTTGTTGTCTAGATATCTTACTTTATATGGATGGTTTGCTCCACCCTCGACGTTATATGTACGTATATACTTCTTATATGGATGACCTGTATAAGAAATCAAACGACCATACAACTGGTCAAACTGTTCTTGCAGTTTAGGTTGAGAATAAATTCTAGCGGCTTCGTCTACCCATATAAAAATCAATGGACTACCTAAAATTCTATTAAATGCTTGATAATTGTCAAAACTAAAGAAAAATATTTTTAAATTGTATATTTCTAAAGACTTTTCTGATTGCCCCCAATTAAAAGTAAAATCTCCCTTTTTTCTGCCCGTGGTTCTCTTGAACCCTAATTCTTCAAGCATAGTAACCATATCATCAACGACATTACGTTTAAGGGTGTCGGTTGTCCACCCAATAATTGCTCCTTTAAATTTACTTACTGGATCATATTCATATAAATTCCTAGCATATTCTGATATGGACAAATTCCCAACATATGTCTTGCCTGATTGTGTACTACCGAGAACGTCAATCTCTGGTATGTTTGGACTTACTATTAGTTCTCTTAACTTGTTTTGCTTTTTTGATAGAACTATTTTCATTCTTTTCCAACTCTTTCTTAGAAATGATTCTACCGTTACTGTTCTTGACCAAGTATCTATCTTTATCAATTCGGATAAGTTCCATTTAATCACTCCTCGTAGATATCACTACTATTAATAATGCGACTATAACAATAATCATTGTTTCCATATAATCACTCCTTAATAAGTACCACACTAACGATATACCAGCCCTCGTATCCCTGAATATATATCATTAATATGCTACCTACTAGGGTAGCTCGTATTAGGTGGTGAAATATTAGGACTTACATCTTTCGAATGCCTAGTATTAATCTAAATCGCTTAATTTAAATACTTTTCCTGTGTCAGCCCACATTCCACATCCATTTTTTAAGATTTTGTATTTTCTACCATTGTGGTTACCATATTGGAATGTATTAAGACCTCTTTTTTGCTTAATAAATCCTTTAGGTACATCTTCATTTTCAATTTTAGGCTTAACATTTACATCTTCTTTTGGCTTTCTTGAATTATTTCTTGCCATTTTTATTCCCTCCTTTCGATATTGTTATCGCTAATAATGTTGTGCATATTATTAACGTAATTAACACTGAATCACTCCTTTTCTTTCTCCTCATATAAAATCTTTTCTAGCTTAGAATTATCTGTTACTACAATGTTTAGAGTTGGTACTTCTTTGTCATTACCAGAACCATTTTCAAACATTTTAGTATACTTAACTAGCAGTTCAATAGCCTTTAACTTATCGTAAGTATCAACCTGTTTTCCATTCTTTGTTTTTTTGATACTTGCAATGGCTCTTTTCTTATCATCATCCAGTGAATTAGTGTTTTTGAAGATAACTTTACTACCTTTTATTTCTGCAAAATCAGTTCCGTTTGCAAATGCTATGGATTTTAGTTCTCTAAGTATATCTTCGGCTTTAACCTCTACTTTTTGATTAGCTTTATCAATCAGCTCTTTGTATCTGTCCTTAATCTCTACCCTAGAAAACAATTCCCAAGCCTTTTGGTCAATTGAAGCTCTTTTCATGTTTTTAGCATTGTAACTGTTACAATATGCGTCATATTGACTCATACCACTAACTAAGTTTCTAACAAACTTTTCTTGTTTGGGTGTTAACATCTAATCACCTAATTCTTGCTTTAACTTGTAATTTGCTTCTAACCTAAACCAAACTTGATATTCTTCCATTTTGCTTATTACATCATTAGGAATGTTAATCATTCTATTCATTTCTGCAATAATGTTTTGGAAATAACTTTGTACTATTTTGAAACTTTCCTCTGCAGAACGATTAACTACTTCTAATTCTTCAACGTATTCCAAGCTCTCTTTCAAAGTTGGCTCTATATATCCTAGGGACATTAGTATCTCTACCATGCTATCTAAGCATTCTTGTACTTTTTCATAGTACTTCTGCAAACGTTCGTGATTACTATTCCAGTTACTGCCGATTAGATTTCTATGAAGTACTTGAATATTATTTGCGTATATCTTTAGCATTTTTAATAAGTCCATTTATACCAACCCCCAAATATTTAATATTAATGTCATTGCAGTAAGTTAAAGCTTCTTTTTTGTCATTGAATACCTCTTTCATTCCTAACCCATTTACTACTCTCCACATTTCATAAACCTCAACTTCTTTATCTACTAATGTGTTCTTGTCTTCTTCCTTACCTGTAATTGTATTCTTAGTCACTTGGGTTGTAGTTTTAACCTTTTTTAATTTCATATTTTTGTCAATTTCTTGATTAAATTTCATCACATTTAAATTCGATTCGTCTACTCTTAAATATTGACAATTGCAAATTAACCCAGAAATAGGAAAAATACTTAAATTTCCTTCACTATCTTCATACTTAGCAAATTTACTATTCACTATTTCTACATTCTTATTTAGTTTTTTTAAATCCATTACTCATACCTTCTTTCAAAATTTCGTCTATCTCTTTCGTTGATAAATACAACTGAGGAATTCTGTTTAGCCTCTTCAATTCTCTCCATCGTTTTCTTTCTTCTTTACTTTTTATTTTTGCAGGGTTAATAACTCTTGATTGAATTATTTCAAATAAAGGTTCATCTTTTGGAACACTATTAAGTTTCCTATTGAATTCTGCTAAACCCATATTAAGAAAATTTTCAAAAGATGTGTCTTTGTATCTTGCACAGAAAAAAGCATATATATTGTCTAGATCATTAGGATAAGCTAAACATATGATGGTCCTAGATGATGACTTTTTTTTCGTTCCCGCAACTGGGTGTATTGCTTTTTAAAATTCCAGCTAATTCTGAACCTAATCTATTTGCTTCCTCATTGCTTTTAATTCCTATTTTTTCTGCTAAATCATCAGCATTAAGTCCAAATAGAATATCTGGTATACGTGATACTACTTCTAATGCTTTGTTAGTAACGAAAGTTTGCTCTAATTCACGATACGCAGTCTCGTCATAATAAGTTTTGCCATTCTTAACTTGCTTATCTATTAAATCTTGCTTTGTTAATCCTTTATCTTTCATATAAGCAATCATGTCTAACTTTGCGTCAGCATTAATGTTTTGAATTTCTTTAGCTAATTTAACATTTCTTTTAAATGATAGTACTACATCATTTGTTAAACTTTTAAGTTCGTAGTCGTCTTCTCCTACCTTAATGATTTCAAACTCTTTTTCCATTTTTTCACCTCTAATTAGATAATAAAAAAAAAGAAGGAACATTAGGGAACATTTGCTAATTTTCTATCCCTTGTTCTATCTTTTTTAATATTCTCGCTATTTGTTGTCTAGTCAGTGCATCGTGGTTTGCACTTATTTTATCGTTGCTCCAGCCATATATATGACGTTCTATATAAATTTGCTGGTCTCTTTTATTGTATTTCTTCAACTTAGAATAAACTTCATCGATTTGATTTTCTAAAAAGTGTAAATTATTGGATTCATTCTTTATGTCTTCCTCTAATTTGCTTTTTTCTTTTCCAAGACATTCTAACCTTTGTTTACTTAGTTCTAACTTCAACTTAATTTCTGCTAACATCACACACCTTCACTTTCTAGATATGGCAGTTAAGGTATTATATTTTTTCTACTTTAGCTAGCTTACTTAACTTTATTTCTTCAGCTCGTTTGTCGTCTGATAGGTAATAAACATCTCCTTTTTTGACTTCTGCTTCATAATTTTCATTTAATTTTAATTTACCAGTAATTAGCTCTGGTCTTTTATCTATGTAATTTTTTAATGCAGTAACTTTATACTTTAGTTTTTGCTTTTTATGTTTTTTATTGAACAACTTATTCCAATCTTCTATATTACCTTTTTCTTTATAGTTGAAATTATTAGGAATATAGTTAACAATCTTATCAACATCTAAATTAGATAAATCCATATCCAAGAGATATCCGTTAACTCCGTCTTCTATACTTTCGTATGCACTAGGATAGTTTGTAGAAATTACAGGAGTTCCGTATTGCAAACATTCATTAACAAAGTAGCAATAGCCTTCCGTATCAGATAACTGAACTCCGTAATCTGCTTCTACCATATAATCAAAGAAATCGTGTGATGGTCTCATATAAACAAATTCTTCCATATCAAATGGCTTCTGATTATATAATTCTAAATCTGTAAATATAGTCCATCTAAATTTAATCCCTTTCTCTTTTAATTTTTTTGCTAACTTTAGCATACGTTCATATCCTTTTTCTGGAGATATCCTAGTTGCTGATATTAATTTTAATATAGGTTTAGTTTCTTTTTTATCATCTAAAATATTATATATTTTTGTTATTTTTTCGTTTGGATATAGCTTTTTAAATACATCACAAACGTGTTGCCCTACTCCCACGTGTTCAGTGGTTTTATTCCATTTATAATATTTGAAGTTCACTTCTTTTGCTCTAATGTAATCTGCATGCACCATTTGGATATATCTTCCAGTAGTCGCGATGACATTGTCAGGATACCCTCCCCAAGCACTAGCACAAACACATATATCACAACTATACTTTTTATCTTCTTGGTATTTAACAACACTAATTCCTAAACTTTTTATTCTTTTAATTCCTTCTGCATTTCCATCCTTGTACATAAAGATGACATCATGATACTTCTTTATTTTTTTACAGAAATTGTAATCAAATGTATCAATTCCACCAAATTGTAAAGGATTAGTGTGATATAAAATTATTCTCATTACTTATCCTCTACTTTCTCTACATATCCTGCTTCTATTAAGTCGTATAGTGTATTCTGATACTCTATTTCATCAACTCTTAAAAATTCTATTCCATCTTGACTTATCAATCTTGTATCGTTAGAAATTTCTATATATCCATTTTTTAAATTTTTAATATAATCATTTCTTTTACATCTGTAATATGCTTTTTTATGTTTTTTAAACCCAAATTTTTCAAGTTCTTTTAAATCTATCTTTTTACCTGTTTTTTTATTATATTCTGCTATTTTTAACATTAAATCTTTATTCATTTTTTTCACTATCCTAATCTGCAAACTTTGTATTTTCATTTACCCAACTATTATCTTCAACCTTGCAAACCATATCCTCGGTTATTTTTATCTTTATTTCAGCTTTTTTACAGTTTAATGGTAAAAATGAACTAGACCATTCTCCAGTTAAATATCCATCTTTTTTTAAAAAATTATATCTTCCGTCTTCTTTGTTATTAATTAAAATATCATCATTCAAAGTGTAAATATATGCTTTTCTACCAACAAAATCTGGTTCCTTGTCATATTCTGGATATTCATTTATAAACTTTGTATAAATGTCATTAAAATTAGTTTTTAATTCATATAAGAATCTTGGTATAATTTCTTTGTAATATCTTGCTATTGGAACATTATCAAATATTGTTCTTGGTCGTACATCACAAATTTGTTTAATTATATTATTTGTAAATTTTTCTAGTGATATATAAACTAATCCATCTTTGCCAAATCCAACATCTTCTACTACTGTCAAATCATCAATAATTTTTATTAGTCCAAGATTTAATATTACTGTATCTTCAACAATTCCTACTGTTGTATTGGGTTCTTTCAATTTACGATAACATTCGTCTTTTTCCCAAGTCCTTTTAAAATCATAGTATTTATTAGCTCTTGATGTATATCCTTTTACACGTTCTTTTCTTCCCATTTTGCAGTTAGATTTCCATCTTCCAACACTGAAACATTCCCTATTTTTGTAAAAAGAGCAACTTTCACACTTATCACAATAAGTTATTTCTGCTTCTAAAGGTTCTTCTCTCCCACCAAATATGCTTTTTCCTCCATATAAATTAACATTTATCTTGCTCATTATTCTACCTCTTTTAATAGCTCATCAATTTTGTCTATAACATCAATATAATCTTGTTCATTCCACTTGAAAACATTCCGATGTTTTCTATATTCATTTATAAACTCAGATACATTGCCAATTACTTTTTTGTATTTTTCATTCTTTTCTTTAAGTCTTTTGCTATAACTTTTGTAATAACTAAGATCGTATCTCAATTTTTCGTTATCTTTTTCGCACGTTAATATATAATTGGTTAATCCCACTTATTCCACCTCTTTTAATATCTCTAATAGTTCGTGTTTGTTGGTTGTAATAGTTCCGTCAGTTACTGTGATTGTATGTTGTTCTATATATTTTATCGCTTTATCTATTACTTCTTTGTACTCATTCTTTTGTTGAATTAATCTCTCGTTTTCATTTAACAGTCCTAATGCTAATTCGTGTTCTTGTAAATGTTTTGCATCATTTAATTTAATGCACCTTTCTATTTGTTCTTCACAATGCTTTCTAAAGTCTTGTTTATTCATCTAACCACCCCAACTCTCTACACTGTTGATTTATTGCTCGTAAAAGTTTCATATTAATAAAAGTCAAGTTTGTTGCTACTATGCATTTACTCACTAAATTAAATTGGATAATGTATTTTGCTAAATCTTCTTTTAGTAATACTGTCTTTCCAAAGTCTTGATATTGAATAACATCTTCGCTACAATCGCCTTTGATGTATCTGTAATAATACCCTAATTCTTCAAACATCTCTCTTGCACTTTTACTCATCTTTTTTAATTATCCTTTCGTATTCTTCTAAAATTACTTTCTCAAAATATTTTTTTAGCTCTGATGTAATAGGATGAGCAATATCACGGTAACCACCAGTAGCGGTCTCTCGACTAGGCATAGCTATAAACAGTCCTCTATATCCTTCAATGATACGAATATCATGTACTGCAAAGCCATCATCTAAAAATATAGTAGCAATTCCTTTCAAAGCAGGATGACTTGATTTCACTTTCTCTACATGTACTCTTGTTATTTTCATCTATACACCTCACACAAATCATTCTTGTAGAACTCATCTGGTGGCAAATTGTAACAAGTTTTTTCTCTTATATACATTGATAGTCCAATTAGTATTAATGTAACAATCCAAACTATTACTACAATTATTACCGCAACCATAAATATATTTAATGCTTTGCTATCTTGCATTTAATCCTCCTTATAATTTCTTCTAAATATTTTTATAAAGTCTTCGGTCGAACCCCACTTTTGCTCAAAATACATTTGTCCAATTACCTTTAACAATTTATCTTTTATTGGGTCAAAATGTACACCCTCAGAGCCAGTATGATGTTTAACACATAAATACACCTTCAAACCGTATTTCTCGCTATTTTGCTTATTTCTTCCCTCAAATACGTGATGCTCGTTCAATTGTAAAGTTGACTCGCAGAAAAAACACTCTTTTTTTTCTTGAATTATTGATTTCATAGTCCTAATTCTTCTAACGTGTATTCTTTATTAAGTTTCATTTTTCGGTACATTGTTCCTTTTTTGAAATTTGGAAGTACTATTGATTTGTCCATTTTTATTGCGATCACTAAAAATTCATCCCCGTTCCAAACCGTATTTTTTTTTATATAAGTGACTTTGTCTCTAAAAGGTCTTATTAATGCACCAAGATATTTCTTTTCAACCTTATCTAAAACTTCACAGTTATATATTTCTTGATAATTTGGTCTTTCTATAGACTTAACATGCCCAAATTTAATAGTGAAGTCAGCTATATTCATTCCGTCAAAAGATTTCCCAGCTATTATTGTTAAAGTATTACCATTTAAATTTTCATATGCGATTCTATCACCATATTTAATCTTATCTCTTCTCATTATCCCCACTCCTCTATTAATTTATCTAATTTATATTCTTCTAAAGTTTCTATGTCTAACTGCTTAGCCTCGTATACTATTCCTTCAATCAACGTAGACATCTCTTTGGTATCGTATTCGCTACTACCTTTGTATACTTTGTACCAATCACATTCTTTGCCATTTAATTTCCCTTTTTCAAGAAACTCATAGTATTTAAAATATCCACTCGGATTCATTCCTGGAGTTAAAGGAACTAACAGAACTTGTCCGTAGTTCCTTAACATATCTAAATACACTTCTTCTTTGCTAGAATTAATCTTTTCAGCTATCTGCGTAATTAATACCCAAGCATAAGCATTAGCATTTAAACTTCTTTTATTTTTCTTTTCTTTGATTTCGTATACTCTATCTCTATCTTGTTGAAACAACCATTTAACTATTTGTTCTGCAGTTCCTAAAATGGTAGTTCACCGTCCAAATTATGCTCTTGTGCAAATTCTTTAAATGGTTCATCAGAACGTTTATCGTTAACCGGACTATTTTCTGCTAAATCGGACTTTTTACTATCTAAAAATTCAACGTTTTCCGCCACAACTTCTGTAACGTGCTTTCTAACCCCGTTTTGGTCATCATAACCTCTTGTTTGGATATGTCCATCTATCGCAACTTTGCTTCCTTTAAATAGATAATTTTTAACATTTTCGGCTTGTTTTCTCCAAACAACTATATTTATAAATTCTGCTTCTCTTTCTCCGTCTTCATTTTTTCGATTGCTTGCTACTGCTAGTGAGAAACTAGCTACTGCTACATTACTTGATGTATATCTCAAGACTGGGTCAGCAGTTAGTCTTCCTATTAAAAATACTTTATTCATCTTCTTTCACTTCCTTAAATTTACCATTAATTAATTCATATAGAGTATTTGCTTTAATCCGTTTTCCGTCTACTTTGACAGTTTTTACTTGAACTACTTCATATTCATATTTATCTTCATTTAAAACCCACTCAGCTAAAACTAACCAAGTCCCAAGATTGCCTTTAGCTCTAGATTCAATTCCTAAAGAACTAGCGATTCCACCCTTTCCTGTGTTGCTCGCTACTGACCTGTATCCTGTGTTGCTCGCTACTGACCTGTCTCCTGTGTTGCTCGCTACTGAACTGTTT